ACCATAACTATTTGATCTTCGCTCTTTAAATACTCGGTAATCATTATCCCATAACTCCTGGCTTTCAGTTTTTCGGTATTGTTCGTCATATTCACTCAATCCCCAAGCAGGATGCATGTGCCTAAATAAAATTTTATAATCGCCCATGTACTCATACTTACCTAACATCCATGCCACTTCGGTAGCTTCGGCATCACACCATAATGATTTGTAGTCAGGGTAGTAAATGTAATTAAAACGTTTATAATAGTCAATTCCCATTATACTCATTGTCATAATGTTAGAATGTTGGTTGCCATCGGAATAATGTAATACCTGGTCGTAATTTCTTTTGAAGTCTTGTTTAATTATTCTATCAAATCCTTTTTCAATAAATACCATATCATCAGAAGTATTGATTAAGATTTTCCAATCTTCAATCAAATCCATGTCCCTATTAATAGCATCTATCTTATTCTTTGAATAGCCCTCAACCATAAAAACATTCGGGTGTTCGTGGTCGAATCCTTGCATTGTAGTATCGTCTTTGTCAATTGATACCAAAATTTTATAGTTTTGACTTGAACAATTCATAATGATATTGTCAATTGCTTTTCGTGCCTTTTCTGGTCTTGAACGTGTTGCTAACTTAAAAAGTATCATTGCTCAAAATTACAAAAATAGTTTTCACTTTTTAATTCATTGACAAATATTTTACTATTATTTTTTATTTCTTTTATTTTTTCTTCGTCTGTTAAACTTGACTTGTGAATTTCGTTATAGTCCATTGCATACAAATATTCTTTTGTGTTTTTTAATTGTTGGTAAGGTGAGCGTGTAAAATCTGCCTTGTATATTCTATGCGAATAACCAGCATGTTCAAATCCATAGCGACCATAGGATGAATTAAGATAACCAACTTTATTTAATACTTTTTTTGTTATAAACATAAATACACCTCCACAATCACAATAATGTTCTACATTACCTGTTTGAGCCAGTACCTTATGTTTAGTATCTAAAAATAGTAAATGACTTTCATTTGAGTTAATAAAAAAGTCAGTCCAATTATCTTTAATCGGATAGCAGTCGTCGTCAAATAAAAAGATATAATCAGAATCCCTTAAAGTGTAAAGATTTTGGTTTTTAGAGTATGCAACACCTTTGTAATTAACATCTTCGTGAATATGTAAATGATAGTTTGTAGGTTTATGCTTTTCAAAGTATTCAAGCCACCTTTCAACGTATTCTTTTCGGTTAGGTGTTGTAGTTACTCCAATACCAATTTTAAAATTTGCTTTCTTATTTCTGTCCATTTTTCTATGTTATAATTTTTGTTAACGTAATTGCTTAAACTTTCTGCATAATCTTTTTTCATGGCTTCATTGCGAGTTAATTCTCGTATAACCTTAAACCAGCCATTAACATCATGATTACTTAAAAAGATTGCGGTTTCTTTTGGGAATGTATTATAAGGTAGTACATCTGAAACTATTGCAGGGTTTCCATGCATGCCAGCCTCAAGTAGTTTGATTTCACTTTTACATTCGCTAAATAAGTTATGCTGTAAAGGTATTAAAGATACATCGGTATAGTTGTATGCTTTTCCATACTCATGTACGTGTAAGCTGTTAAGTCTTAAATATTTATTGCTATCATAATTATTTGCAGAAAGTACGCTCTCATAGTATTTATAATCTTCGTTATCATTATATCCGCCTAAAACAAATTGTGCGTTTAAATTGTTTCTATATGCTTTTAAAATAGGCATCTGCAATATTGATACATCAACTTTATGAAAAATACCTGCTATATAACCGAATCGTGTTTTTTCTGACTTTGTTTTATTAGGTTGCCATTGTTCGTCCATTGCATCTAAGCAGTTTGGAATTACCTCAACTTTATTAGTGTACTTTTTAATCTTAGTTGCTAAATGTTTAGTAGTTGTAATTACTAAGTCAACATGCTTTAATATTTCAATAGTCTGGTCTGGGATATTATATTGTCGGTAAATTTTGTAAAGCTGGTGTGTTTGAGGTAACAACCAAATATCGTCAATATCAAATATAACTTTAATTCCAAGTGAATGGTATCTTTTTATCTTTTCAAGTGATTTTCCGCTTGTATCTATTTCACGCTGATAAACTACTGCATTGTATTCTTTTAACTGGTTATCGGATAAAATATCTAAGTCAGGAAAAACATCACACTTAAACTCGATACTATCACTTATTTTTGAGAATGGTACAAATAACCGATGAAATGAAAGTCCGTTTAACTTTTGAAGATTACATTTGATTGCGATTTTTATCATGTTCTAATTTTAATTTGTCTTTAATCTGTTTAATATCGTAAAATATTGTTTGATATGGTATTTTAGTTTTTCGTGCTACCTTTTGAAGTGATCCGAGTTCTAAATATATTTTGAAAAGATTAATTTCGTAATACTCAAATTCTGTTTTCGGATTTTTGTCTATAAAATTGTAGGCCACAGTAAAGTCAATTTCTTCAATGCTTTCATCTTCAATTTCATAATCTAACCACTCCCAAAACTCTAAATTTTTATTTATGTATTTCTTTTTAAACTTGTTTGAATGCCAGGTTCTCCAAACTACCGCAGCAAAAAAGTGTTCTAAGTTTCTAATTTCAGCAAAGTTAATTTTCTTTTCGATTATTATTAAAATAGCTTCCTGGTGCAAATCATCCGCTAAATGTGAGTTATGGCAAACATTATTAGTTATTTTCTTATATTTTTTGTCTTTTATAAGCTGTTCAATCACTCCACAAAAGTAAAGCAAATAATAATATAATAGCAAACAAAATAAATTGATAATCTGTTTTTTTCATATAAGGCGAAGTTTTATAGCGCAAATAAGTAAGTTAGCGGCAATGCCTCGTTAGAACAAACTGACCGCTGTTCCATTCAACAATTGCCTGCCCTTCGCACAGTAATCTGCATCGATTTCAAAGCATAAAAAATGCCTCCTGCTTTCTTTACAAGCTCTTGCAGTCGAAAAGCTACCTGCAAATGTATCAAGCACAATATCGCCTTCATTACTGCTTTTTTCAATAAAGTATTTTATCAAGTTTACAGGCTTTTCTGTTGGGTGGTTTTCATTATTTGTTCTGATAGTCCTTAAAATACTGCTATCACGCCCACCATTCAATTTTTTGCTTCCATTTGAACAAAATATAACCATTTCATAAGAAGGGCTGTAATCGCCTTCTAAATCGCCCATACCACCAGCCTTCTTATCCCATATCAATATATTTTTAACATTAAAGTAGTTTTGGATTACAGCCTTAAATTCATCTACTTTATGCCAACTGCAAAAAATATAAAGGTGGGCTTCAGGCTTGCACAGTCTTTTAAGTTCAACCACCCAACTTTCTAACCAGTCGATATTGTCATCCCCTACTATTTTTTTATGCTTTTCTTTTCGCATATTACTTTGGTAACTCATCCCATAAGGGGGGTCTGTTACCACCAAATCCACCACCCCTGCTGGCAATTGTTTTAGTGCATCGTTCCAATCAGCGTTTGTCGGTTCATTAAGGAATGGCACTGCCGCTAACACGGGTTTGGCAAAATTGCCGTTTTGTTCTTCTATCAACATTCGTTCTTAGTTTTAAATATTTGTACTTCTATTTAGCTTTTCGGTTCGGCAACTTCGCCAAGCCCGAAAACGTTAGCACACATTTAACCAACGATTACCCAATCAATGAAGTATTCGTCTTTTGATAACTGCCTGTTAAGTTTTGTTGCTTCTTCAAAAGCATTGTAAGGTTCTCTGTATACGCTTTTGATATTACCGTTTATATCATACACACCGAATAAACGTGTGCTAACAGCAAATATATTAAATTGCTGTGTTTCTGCTACTTTTGATACTTTTTCGTTTTCCATTGTTTTATATATTTAATTAAATTATTACTATTTTACCGCAACTGAAATATATTTGCGAACCGTTAGTGGCAACCCTAAGACGACCACCGATACTTACTATCTTGAGTTAATTTAGTTAGTTCATTCTTCAAGTCTAATGCTGCCCTTTTTGATGCTGCATAGTGGCGGCTTGAATAGTTCCCCTTTTCAGACTGCTCCTTAATTGCAAGTGCAAGTTTCTTTTTAAAGCGGTCAAGTTCAACCGCCACTTCTTTTAATACTTCAATTTTTTCTTTCATTTTATTGTGATTTGTGAAGAAGGGCAGCCGCTAACAAGTGCTATACAATATGGCGGCTGACGTGCTGCGTGATGCTCTACTGTTAAGTTAAATTCTTCTCCTGTTTGTGGGCGTTTACATTTTGTTTTGTCTATTACTTTCATAATTATAATATTTGTTTTTCCGTTTAAAATCGGTGGAAAATTTACCTTAATCATATACTTTTAGCCGTTATGCTTCAATTTGTTTTATAACTAATTTTTCTAATAGGTTTAACTCTTCGCTTGTTAGGTTATCAATTATGTTCAATCCATTGCTTAATACTTCATAAATTTCAAATTCAGCCGGTATGTAAGGATAACCTATGTCTCCATTACTATATGAGCAGTAACTTTGCTCTTTGTAGTATTCTCCTGTTATTTCGTAATTATTTATTTGGCACTTCATTTAGTTTTGCTTTTAAAATTTTAATGTATAAATCATAGTTAAATTGTTGTCTTACCGAATTTTCGGTTTTCTCGCTCCAAAATTGAAGACAAGTCATTAAGTTAAATTTCATTTGGGTCATGGAAGGTTAAAATGTTTAAAATATCTTCGGTTATTGCGTTTGCCATTTTTTGCAAGTTATTAGATATTTCTACCTCGGTAAACATGGTAAGTCGCTCTCTTATTGTCTCGTATTGCGGAGGGGTATCATAATCCCCTACTTCAACTAATCTATCGCAGATAAACTTGTTATACTCGCATGTAATTACACACTTGTTATCTCTAATGTAAGAATCCCATCTTAATTCTAATAATGGGTCTAAATAGCTGTTCTGTTTGTACATGGCTACCACGCCCTGAATAAAACCTGAAAATACGTCTTTGTTCATTGTGTTTGTTTTTTAGTTGTTGTTAATTAGT